TTCGCTTGATACTGACATTGGTTACATAAAGCTAAGGTCTAATCTTTAAGTGAAATCTAGCACAAATCACGTTGCATCAAATCTGGAACGATAGTCGAGTTATTCCACACGAATGGTTCCTTGGGGTTTGGTGGGTCGGCGCGGATTTGCTGGTTCGCGTTGCGAAGAGCACCACCAACGGTTTCTGGGAAACCAATTTGCTGGCGTGGTTCAAGGAAGTTTTGGCCAGCGAGGATGTCTTCTGGAGCAAATTCACCAAAGTCTTCCGCAGACGCAACCTCGCGTGGGAGGAGGGAAGACGCAAGACCGGTGCCGTTCGCCATACCACAACCGTTGCGGGCTGGAGCCGCGGTTGGACCGACAGATGGCGCCAAACCAATCATCGCGTATTCTCGTTCACGGATTGAGTATTGCGACTTCTTGTTCATACTGAAAAGCAAATAGATTAGAACCGAAACCGCGAGAACCATCACGATAGAGTTTCTGGAGCGACCGTTCTTCATCATCTTTTATATATGGTAAACAAATTTTTTTATTCTTCATCATCGACAAATGCATAGTCTTCTGGGTAAGTGTCCAAGATTGGATCTGGGTGGACTCTGACCTGGACAACATTCCACGAGGAACCAAATGATTTCTTGGCAAACCAAATGCCGGAGAATTCCATGATGACATCACAGGTCTTACCGGTCTGGACATTTTCGAGGTCAACCTGTTCTTGTTGCGCGTTAAACACCTTTGTGACCTCGATACATTCGCCTGTAAGCTGACCGTCGACGATGCTTGGACTGTAGGCACTGTGAATTACCTTTTCACTGAGCTGCTTCCCGAACCAAGATTCACAGTTTTCGAGAGCCGCTTCAAGATTGAGTGCGTCGATATCGGAAATTTTTTTGACATTCGCTTCTGATGTAAGATCGAGTACCATTTCACCCGAAAAATCGGAAACTTTTACCTTGTTTAACTGGATGAGACACTTTCGCTTAGTCTCATTGAGTGCTTTCACGAAGTAAAGTCCGTCATCGCCCTTTGTTGGTGGGTTGTACAACATGTTATATATGATTTTCGTCTTAATTCTTTAAACCAACAAATGGAATCATGGCGGCCTTTCGCACAATTGGTCGAGGAATCCACTTGTCGCGCACAGGTTTGTATCCATAGAGCAACTTGGTATAGTCAATTGTATTTGGAATGTTTTTAGATGAAGTTGGTCTGTAATTATATTCATTCTTCACATAGGACTTTGAGGTGTTCTTGACCCACTCCTGTTTATTGATGTTGAAGCGCTGGTTTCCGTGGGTCTTGGCATAGCCTGGGATGTTTATGTTTGGCACAGACGCCTTGACACCATAGACAAGCTGCTTGGAAAGACGATCTTCCATGGGCTTGGTTGTAAACTCTTTGTAGCGCATCGGATCCACTCTAGCTGCGAGAGACATATTGACGTTACCTTTCCGCCTTGAGGCAAAACGGACGCTTTTTATCTTGTTGTGCGTGTGGTTATAGATTGTATTGATGTTATCAGTTGGCCTGATATTTGCACCCTTTGTAATCATTTTAGAAAGTTTGTACATACGCTGACGATCTTTGTCCTTTTTCTCCGGGCGAAGACCCAACTTTTGCATGAGATAGACATCGTCGAGGAGGAATCGCTTCCCAGCCACATAGAGACGCTTGTCGTGCACCATCGAACCCGTGTCCTTGTTTTTGTATGTGACACCCTGTTTCTTTGACTGAATGGCTTCGTAGCCAAACTCTTTGGGTCTCATGAAAGGGATGTCCAACATACCACCAAGAACCTCCTGTGTAATCTTTCCTTTCTCGATGGAGAAGTATCGGAGGTTGAGGTCAAGAGCAAAGAGTTCCACATCAATGAAGATGTCACCTTTACTGGGTTCACCACCACGCTGAGATTTCTTCTTCTTGATGAGAAGATAACGACGCGTGACATATGGACCCTTTTCTGCGAAACCCAGGCCCAAGAATCGCCCCAACTTGGTCTTTGAGGAAAGACGCTGTTTGATTTTCATACTAATACGCTTCGAGATTTCACCCAACTTGTTCCAAAGTAGGAGCTTGATACCTTGGAGTTTACCAAAGTATTTGTCATCATATGGGATGATTGGAATGAACTTTGTGTCTATGTCACTCGTTACCAGACGGTCGGCTCTGTCTAGGTACATATTGAAGGCTTCACCCCCAGAGACAACAAGGTCACCCATAGGCTTGAGGAATTCTGAAAGTTCCGCAGCAGTCTTGAGGACAATGTCACGAACAGAGTCTGTCACGACGGCATAAATCATCTTTTCAAAACTTTCCTTTTTGTGAACTCTGTGTACTCTCTTCCTGAATGCAGCGAGGTTGTCTGTCTTGTAATACTTTTCAAGAAGTGGATCATTGAAGAACAAATTCTTCTTCATGAACCTATTGATCACAGCTTCTGAATAAATTTCAGTGTCCATTATTATATTGTCACATAATAATATGGTCTGCAACGTGATCGAAGAGTGTAGATGTTACGCATATGATGATGTGTATAACCCACGAGCCATACAATTCTGCGGTGTTCGAAAGGGACCAAAAGTTTTGAAATGTCCAGCGGAGTGTTGCGCAGGTGGATGTCCTGGTCAAGATCCTAATGTCAAACCGAGAGAACCATTTAGAATCATAAAGTACCCTGAACCAGAAATACCCGTGGCGCGGAAAAAGATGCCGATGTTTATAATGCTCGTGGCAATTTCAATCACATTTTTACTCTACAGACGAGACTTAAAGATTAACCGCTCATGAAATATATAAGATGTCTCTTGAAACTATCCAATCTGAAATTGCTGCGCTCCGCGCCGAAGTCAAGACCCTCACCAAGCTTATCCGCAAGGTCAAGAGCACCCAAGAGGATCCAGATGGTGAGAAGGCCAAGGCGCGTGCTGCCAACAACGGATTTAACCGCAAGCAAGAAGTGACACCTAAGTTGCGCGAGTTCTTGGGACTTGCTGAAGGCGAGCTTGTTTCTCGTTCCGAGGTTACCAAGGCGATCAACAAGTACATCACCGAGAAAGGCTTGAAGCACCCTGAAAACGGTCGCCAACTCATCTTGGACGAAAAGTTGAAGGATTTGCTTCAACCACCAGCGGACGTCACTGTCACTTACTTGAACCTCCAAAAGTACCTCTCTCCACACTACGTGAAGAAGGCTTAAAAAAATAACACCTTTTAACAATATGAACTTCACTCAACAAGACATTGAAAATCTCGTTGGAACAAAAATAAAGAATCTATCTTTGTACCAGAGAGCCTTCACTCACAAATCCGCCCTCAAGGAGTATGAACAGTTCAACGATTCCTTTGAGACCCTCGAGTTTATGGGTGATTCTGTATTAGGTTTTATCATTACAAAGTTCCTCTTTGATAGATTTGAGAAGAGACAAGAGGGGTTTCTTACCAAAGCTCGTACAAAACTCGTTCGTTCAGAGACCCTCGCCGAAATAGCAACCAAGTTGGGTCTCAACAATATGGTTCTCATGGATGAGAAGGGAATGAAAAATGGGTGGAACAATAACCCAAAGATACTCGAGGATGTCTTTGAGGCGCTCATTGGTGCGATTTACATGGACCTTGGTCTCCTTCACGCAAAAGAGTTTGTTCTTAGAATCTACAATGATCCCAATTTTATCAATTTGAATGCCATCATGATTGATGATAACTTCAAGGATCATCTCATGAAGTACTGTCAAATTACGAATATACCTTTGCCAGAATACCGCGTTGTGGGACATTACGAGGGTATTTTTTACATTGATGCCTATATAAACGGTCAATTTGGTGGGAGAGGACAAGCAAAAAGTAAAAAGCAGGCCGAACAATTGGCTGCCAGAGCATTCTTTGAACAACTTAAAAAATACCAACAATACTAAGTTAACATGCATCCCAACGTCAAAAGGCTGTTGGATTTGGAGTTCGATGAGCAGAGAAGTGAGGCTTGGTTAAAACTCCGGGGCAACATGCTCACAGCCTCAGATGCGGGGACTGCCATCGGTGTGAATAAGTACGAGACTCCCGACGACCTTCTTCGAAAGAAGTGTGGTGTTACTGAGAAATTCACTGGGAACATCTATACCGAATGGGGCACTAAAATGGAGCCAGTCGCCATTCAAATGTTTGAAGAGGAATATGGTGAAAAGGTCCATGAACTGGGGTTGATCCCACACGAAAAATATCCATGGTTGGGTGGATCACCTGATGGTCTTACAGAGAGCAACTGTTTAGTTGAGATTAAATGCCCTATGAGACGCCGCATAGAAAGCGGGGTTGTACCGATTTGGTACAACGCGCAAATTCAGGTATGCATGGAGATTATGAACGTAGAAAGCTGTTTTTTTGTTCAATATGCACCGTTTGATGTGACTTTTCCATTACCAGCAGTGTTTGACGTGACAGTTGTTCCCCGTGATCGTGAATGGTTCAAGACTTACCTCCCAGTGATGGACGCGTTTTGGAAGAGGGTTCTCTACTTTAGAGAACACCTGGACGAGATTCCAATGCCCAAGGAGAAAGTGAAGAGACCCCGTAAAACAAAGGAACTGCCAACACCCGTATGCGAGGTTCAAGCACTTTCTGATGAGGATGTGTATATTGAGGATTAAACAAGGGCTTTACGAGCCTCTTCGGCTTCTTCTTCTGTGGCGTAAGTTCCTATATATTTATGTTTATATGTGAGTTTCCACCTACCTTTATCAAAACGTACGCAACCAACGTTTTTTTTGGGCTTCACGAAATTGTCTGGATCTTCTCTATACCTTTCAAGTGCTTCTCGCGCTTCCTTTTCCGTGCCATAAGATGTTATATATTTACCCTTATATGCAAGAGTCCATCTTTTTTTACACAGATATACACTTCCATATTTTTTTTGAATTTCTGGCTTTGTGAAATTTTCGGGATCTCTTATATATTTTTCAATAGCCTCATGAGCCTCGTTCTCTGTATCATAGGTTCCTATATATTTGTGCTTGTATCTAAGTTCCCATTTATCTCCACGCTTAACTACATTCCCGACGTTTTTTTTAACTATTGGAAAGTTTTCTGGGTCCTTCAGGTACTTTTCAAGAACCTCATGAGCTTCAAGCTCGGTTTTATGAGTTCCTAAATATGTAGATTTATAACTAACACGCCAACCATTACTCTGTTTAGTTATAGAACCTTCTTTTCTTATTCTTCTGTTATCAACAATTGTAAAGTTTTCAGGATTTTTCGTATATTCCTTTAAAACATCTATAGCTTCTTCTCTTGTCTGAAATCCACCTTCTGATAATTGTATTCTATTATAGTGTTGTCTCATTCTTGGATAAAACAATTTACCCTTTTGCATCACATCACCCAAATATCCATCTTTATTAATTTTTGATTTATTAAGACCATCTCGAACTTTATCTTTTATTTCCTGAGTGACCACATTAAATTGACCGCCAGTATTACAATTATACCCATCGGGTGCGAGAGAATTTAACTCATTTATCCAGTATATTTCTCTATCGTCGAGTTGTTCTTGTGGAACATTATCCTCAATGATTTCGTATACCATTTCATGTCCATATTTATCTATGGCTCTCTTAATCAAGGTACAACCAGAAGATTCTCGTTTATGTTCTTGCATTCTTTTTTCAAAAGAGCGTATAGTCTGTCCAACATAGACCTTACCCGAAGGGCTTGTGATCTTGTAGATAATTCCTGTAGGGCCCATACATTCTTTAATCTCATCTTCTTTAATCTGGTACTTCTCAACCGTTGCATCTTTCGGCATCTTTCCAGTCTTCTTTATTTTGCGGAGAACTTCTTTACGAGCTTTGCTGTACATGAAGGTAGGATCTTGTTTCTTGTTTTCATACTTTTCTTTGTCCGTTTTACATCTCAATGTGTTGAGGCATCTCATACCTTTGGCTTCCCATTCACCTATCAACTTTTTATAAGTATTTCTTAGACCCTCTCGTGTTTTATTAACTCGTAATACATGTATGGTTGAATTGGTAGTGTAGTCTCCTTCACCCCAACCTGCTGTGAGAAGCTCGTTGAGTTCCATGAGTTTAAG